TGACTGGAATTCAGTTTGTATTCGAGATGTGGATCATTGGTTTTTGAAAGAAACGCAAGATTCGATAAGGGGTCTTGTCTATCTCATTAACCAGATCATGGACGAAAAAGTCAAGAACTTCTATAGTATATGTCTTGCTTCGTCCATCCGGCCTGTTTCGAGAGCCACAACTCAACAAGGAAGATTATTTTTAGATGTTGCCACTGCAAAAGAAGATTGTTTAGATACATTTGTAAAAAAAGCAAAGAAAGCTATCAAAGAGGTTGCCTCTTTGCCTGTATCTACTTCTACTCTTGAGATTGCAGAGCACAATGCTAGTTTGCCTTTCTCGTTTGGTCAAACAAACAAGCTCATTATTGTACATCCGCCGTACTTTAATTCGTATAAGTATAGTTCTGTTAACTCTTTGGAGCTTTCTTGGATGAGAATTAACCATGCGGATGTGAGAAAAAGTGAAGTAAGAGAGTTCTTTAAAGTTGGAAAGGCCGAAAAAATCACTCACTATGTTGAAGATATGCGATCCACTCTAAACAACATAGTAGCTACCTTATTGCCGAACGGCGTTATGGGCCTAATGATAGGTGATACTGTTATCAAGGGAGAGTATATTCAAACAACGAGAATGCTGATGGATAAGTTTCTCAAAGATAATCCTTCTATATCGGTAGAGAAAGTTGTACTAAGGGTTCCAAAATATACTGAGGCTTCTTGGTCAGCTAGTCAGCGAAGAACCAGTGACAAGGTTGGCGTAAGCCTAAATGACTTTATAATTGTATTTAGGAGGAAAGGATAATGGCTTTTGATATTGGCTTTATTAAAGCTGAAAAACACACTCCTGAATACTTAATGCACAAATATTGGGCTCGAAAACCTCATAATGTTATTAGCGAATGTATTTCTTCTCTTACCTCTGAAGGAGACGTAGTTGTAGACCCGTTCTGTGGTAGTGGAGTCACTATTCGTGAGGGGGCTTTAATTGGGAGAAAATGCTATGGATTTGATTTGAATCCTGTTGCAGTTTTGATTAGTTCAGTTCTAATTAGCCCGCCTCATCCCAATGAATTTGTTGCCACTTTTGAGAGAATATTAGATCAAGCTTATAGAAAATTCGGTTATTTATATAAGACAGAAGATGGAAGCACCATAAAATACCTCTCGCACAGAATCATTTCAAGGTGTGATTGCGGTAAAGTTTTAAGGCAAGCTGACTGTAAAAAAAAGGGCACAAAACTCTTTTGCCCTGTATGCGGGAAACCGGTTCGTTTCAATCTTGAACGGCTTGTTGACACAGAGATTTTTAACATTTCCATTGGGAACAACAAAAACTATAAACCTACCGAAGAAGAACTTGTAAAACAAAAAGAACTATCCACATTTACAGATGATAACGTTAATACTGATGCCTTTAATTATGAATTCCCTGAAAACCGGCGTATTCTTTCCTTCAACGGTATTAACACTTCGTCTTTCTTTACCAATAGAAATTTCTGCATACTTTCCTATCTTGCGGAGACTATCTGGAAGATAGAAGATGAAAAAACAAGGAATTGTGCATTATTGCTCCTTACTGCTTCAGTTGCACAGTGTTCACGGCTTATTGCGAGTAGAAATAATCTCTCTACTGGCGGACCAGCATGGAGTGTCCCGGGGTTTTGGATTCCACAAGAGCACCTTGAAACAAATCCGTTTGTTCATTTTAAGGCTCGCTTGGCTAAATTTAAAAAAGCCTTAATAACCCTATCGCAAGCTCCTATCACTGCTGAAGCTAAAATCATTCACGGGAATTCGTTGGAGCTGTTGAACAACAGCAAGTATTCTGATCTTAAGGCAGATTTAATTTTTTTAGACCCTCCCTACGGGGAAAGTGTCCCTTATACTGAGTTCTCTAATATTTGGAATAGCTTTCTAAAGGATATACCTTGTTCTGATGAAGATATCAGTGTAAGCGACAGAATTGACAAATCGGCCTCATGGGAGAATTATTCCAAAAAACTTGATGAGTACATGTGTTGTTTCACCCAGCATTTGACAGACAAGGGCAAGCTTCTTATTACATTCAACAACAACGATATGAGGGCATGGACGGCTTTACTCGCTTCACTTCAAAACAACGGCTTTGTGTGCGAGAGCGTCTTTTATCAAATTCCTGCAGTTATTTCTTCAAAAGCGCAGATGTCAATCAACTCCAGCTATATTAGCGATGTATATTCGGTCTACACTTTTAACACTGAGATTAAATTGTCGAAGGATTTATCTCCGGTTCTTTCGCATCTGTGTTTCGTTGCTAATTCTCGAGAAGGAAGAATCGCTAAAACAATACTTGACAGAGAATTTATTATAGCGTGGCTAAAAAATAATATTGATTATCAGCTGCTTACAGAAAAGGATACTATCGTTAGTTCTATTTTTGATTTTGACAAAAAAACCGGGATGTACATCATTAAGGATGAGCATAAGAAAAAAACAAAGCTTTTAAAGACTGCTATCGTTGAATCCATGAACAAAATATTAGAAACTGGCACATTTTCGCTTTTAGACTGTTATTTAAAAGTAAGCGAGATGTGTGAACAATATGGAACAATGGAAATTGGTGAGTTCAAAAGCTACGTTTCCGACTTCGACTTGGAAGGCGGAAAGTTGGGTCACTGTTCACAGCTAACATTATTTTGAGAAAAATGTATTAATAGTTAAAGATGTGCAACAAGAAAAATGAGAACCCACTTCCTATCAAATAGGAAGTGGGTTCCTTTGTTATAAGCAAAAACTACATCATTTAAATAAATGAAATTCCTTCTTCGTCAGACCCATATCCAGGGCGTAATAGAAATACCGGGCAGCAATGGAACTGTATGGCTTCCATTTTTTACATCGCTTTATGATGGACGCTGGCTGCAGATCTTTTGTTTTGTATAGCCATGCGTAAGTCTGCAGGAATGCCGCATCTTCATAAGGAAGGACGTCCATTCGGTTCAATGTGAAAATCAAATACATCTTTGCCGACCAAGTACCGATGCCGCGCAGGCGGGTCAGTTCCTTCATAACTTCCTCATCCGTCATATTTGGGAAGTTGGTGAAGTCGAGGCTGCCGTCCGTTGCGGCTTTTGCTATGCCCAAAATATTATCGGCTTTCGTGTATGAAAGGCCGGCACCTCGCAACTGTTCCCTGTCCAGTTTCAAAAGGTTCTCTGGTGTTATGGATCCGCCGCATAACGCAGCGACTCTGCCACCGATGACATGGGCGGCTTTGTTGGACAGCATTTGATTGATGATGGAGCGTACCAACCGGGCGAAGCAGTCTGGCTGGGTTCGGTATTCAATATCACCGACCATATCGATCAGTTTGGCCAGCCGCTTGTCCTTTTTACAGAGATACTGGACTGCGGGGTGTTGGGTATTAAGGATTTGTACTTCTGCCATAGTATTTTCTCCCACAATTGTTTGTAAATATTATATCAAAACATATCTTTCAAAACTACATTATTTTGGATATAGGTGAAACTTGTGGATAACTTTAATGAAATGATTCAGTATGATATAATAGTATATAGAAAGTTTGTTCTATTTAAATTAATGCTATTTCGATGGGAGGTATAAATGACAAAAGCACGATCTTTTCAGGAATATGTAAAAAGCAAATGTTATAACGAACTTTATCAAGCGACAGAAAACTATGTAAGCGACCACTGGGATATGCTTAATTTATATACACGAAAGGTTCGCAGAATTGGCTCGGTAGAACTGACGGATGCAACCATCCAATGTGTTTACATTGAAGATTTGCCGGGAATGTTGGTTGGGTTCGATGTCTGTATGGAGCTGGAAATATGCGTACATGAGGGAGACTACCACTACGATGAAAGCGATGTCTGTTACCCATGGGTGCGGGTAAGTTGTGAGGGGGATCTATCCTGTGGCCTGGACGGTTTCATAGTTAAATGGATTGTGCCTTACAATAAAAAGAAGGCAACGAACAGCTCGCTGTCGGACGCCCTTGTGCCAAACATTAAATATGATCAATTAGAAAAAATTGCTACAGATTTTTTGACAAAACATTATCCAGAGGCGCTGAAGGAAACGCGTTACGGCGAATCACCGATTCCGGTAAACCCGGAAAGGCTGGCTGCCAATTTGGGACTAAAAATTATGCGCCATAGTATCAGAGAGGATGGCTCTATATACGGACAGATTTTTTTTACGGATTCTGACGCAGAGCTATTTGATCCAGATACGGGTAGTGCCAAGATTGTCCATATCCCCAAGAATACTATTGTTGTAGATTCCAATACCTGTCTGTTTCGTAATTTGGGATGTGAAAACAATACTATCGTGCACGAATGCATCCATGGTATTCTGCATAGAAAAGTATTTGAACTGGAACGGTTGTATAACGCCAGCGCACATAGTATTTCCTGTGAGGTAGTTGGTGGGGCAAAATCCGCAGTGTTACAAACTGCAACAGATATAATGGAAAAGCAGGCCAACCAGCTTGCACCAAGAATCCTGATGCCGGAAGGGCCGTTCAGGGCCAAAGCCAGCGAATATATCGGGCGGTTTATGCGTGAGAAAAACACAGACCGGCCGAACGAGGTAATGGAAGCGGTCATCATACAATTGCAGTCAGACTTTTTGGTTTCCCGGCAAGCGGCAAAAATCAGGATGGTAGAGTTGGGCTTTGACGAAGCTATAGGTACTTTTACCTTTTTGGATGGCCATTATGTTAAGCCGCACGGATTCAAGAAGGGAAGCCTGAAATGGAACCAGACTTTTTCTATTTCGATTCAGGACGCGGGTCTTACAAGATTTTTGAACAAGAAGCTGCGTTCTCTTACTGCAGATGGGGACTACCTGTTTATAGACAATCATTTCGTTTTTAATGACCCAAAATACGTTGAATATAATATATACGGGCGCACTGACTTAACAGCCTATGCCCGTTCTCATATGGATGAGTGCTGCTTGGTTTTTGATATGTCTATTATAGGCAGCATAGGATCGTATTACCATACAGTCTGCTATCTTAATAGAATGGAAACCGACTACACTATTAAGATGGAATGGAATGAAGATTGTAAAGGCCGCGTACCTGCTGACGTGGTAAAAAATCATAATGCGCGCGCTAAAGATATAGCTGATATGCGTAAGAAGATGATTGACGACCCGGCAAAATGTTTGCAGGCTTTAGTGCAGTGGTGCGGTACTACCTATGATCAACTTTCGCGCGAAACAGGGCTAAACAGGAAAACAATAAAACGGATTGATTATGGTGAAACAATTCCTAAACTTGGAACAGCATTACTGATTTGTTTCGGACTTCACTTACCTCCTGCGATAAGCCTAAAGTTTTTGCAGGTTTGTGGATACGATATAAAGGGTACAAATTCAAAAGAGGTTTGTATCCTTGAAGCGCTGACCCTTATGTACATGGATTCTGTTACTGATATCAGGGAGTATCTTAAAACCTATGCAGATTATGATTTGCCGGACACAAAAGAGGCAGAAGAAATAATAGATAGGAAAAAAGATAAAAAACTGCAGACATACGGTGTCCGTAATATGTAAATCCACACCACATCTCGGTTGAGGTGTGGTGCTTTTTATTTCAAAAACAAATATTGCAAAGAAGGCAAAAGTTGCCTGATTAGCCTAAATACAGGCTTTTCAGTCAATTTTGGCCTTCTTTTTTTTGTTAAAAAAGGACACTCGATGTCCGTCATGGGAGTTTTATAAATGCTACCCTAATGCTGTAAGGCTGACAGCTGAACACATCCCCATGTGGGGAACCTGCTACCATGGCGCATCACCCGATCAATGATGGCTCACACCTGGTAGCAGAGAAAACTAAATACTGTAACAGCGTCTGATGAGCAAGATAGCTGCATTTCTGGAACGGGGAACTGCCCCGGCAGGATTGTGGTTAGATTTCTATTGCCATCTATCGCTGTACCGACGAGAGTCCTCCGTTCCAAACGAGCGGAGGACGTTTTAATGAAATTAAAAGTTGTGTACGAAAACAAGGCGCAGTATCTGGAAATCAACGATGAAGAAATGACGCAGTTAATGGTAAGCCTCGGAATCAATGTATCTGGCGCAATGCAGGAAGAAAAGGAACAGATGGTGCAGGAAGCCTTTGATGTGGAGTTCAACAGGCCGGATTATAATAGCTGGCATAAGCTCCATCGCCATTGGGGTAACCCGGAAACCAAAGGCGATTCGGATGAAAAAGATTACAACAACGGCCTGGGCATCAACGACGGCTATGAACAGTTCGCTGAAGAAGAAAAGCGCTGGGAAGAGGAAGAAGTCCGGGAGAAGGTAAGGACAATGCTTCCCCCGTCACAGGCGGATGCGGTGATTGCCGTCTACCTGGACGGTATAAGCATAACCGCATACGCAGCTGCCCAGGGCGTTACCAAGAGCGCAATCAGCCAGCGATTGGAAACAGCAAAGAAAAAATTAAAAAATTTTTATTGAGAACCTAAACTTTTGACCCTTCTGAAGGCTACCTAATAGGAGGCCAAAACGAAACGGTCTCCGGAAAGTGAGGTAGCCACAATGAATGGCAATTTAAAGATTACCATCGCCAAGACCCCGCCGGCAGACAGCATCATCAATATGAAGCCGGTCTGCCTGCGGGAAAAGGTCCTGAAATGGCTGTTCGGGGTGGAGCAGAAAATCCTGGTGCTGGCCCCGGCGGACGAGGTTGAACAGGTTGAGATTGTGAAAGGGGGAACGCAGGATGGAAGCTGATATGAAAGAACTGGCGGCGGAACTGGCCCGGTGCGGGAACGCACTGCTTGCCCTGGCCACAGCTATGACCAAGGGCAAACCGGAGCAAGCGGGACAGCCTGAACCGACAGAACAGATTCCTCTGGAGCGGGTACGGTCGCTTTTGGCAGATAAGTCCCGGTTGGGCCATACGGCAGAGGTTAAGGCGTTGTTACAGAAGTACGGTGCGGTGAAGCTGTCGGAAGTTGACGCGGCCCATTACCCGGAGCTGATGGTAGAAGCGGAGGCGTTGAAATGAGAAAACATGCTGTTTTGACGGCATCCGGTTCTCATCGGTGGCTGTCCTGCCCGCCATCCGCACGGCTGGAGGCTTCCTTTGAAGAAAAGGAAACCATGGCGGCAGCGGAAGGCACAGCAGCACACAGTCTGGCCGAGTACAAGCTGAAGCGGAAACTTCACTACTATTGTAAACGTCCGGTCAGCGAATACGAGGACGCAGCCATGGACCAGCATACTGATGACTATGCGGCCTACGTTATGGGAATCATTGCGGATATGGAGCAGGCAGGGATGAACCCGATGGTATTCATCGAAGAACGCCTGGACCTGTCCCCATGGGTGCCGGAATCATTCGGGACGGCAGACTGCATCGTGGTCGGTGACGATATCCTGCATATTATCGACCTCAAGTATGGGGCCGGGGTGCCGGTGGAGGCAGAAGGTAACAGCCAGATGATGCTGTACGCATTGGGTGCACTGCACAAATTCGGCTTTTTGTACGATGTCAAGACGGTGGCGATGACCATCTACCAGCCGCGCAGGGAGAACATTTCCACGGCGTTTGTGGATGTGGAACTGCTGATGGAATGGGCAGAAAATTTTGTGAAGCCGAAGGCGCAGATGGCCTTTGCCGGGGAAGGGGACTTCCTTCCCGGTGACTGGTGCATGTTCTGCAGGGCGGCAGACCGTTGCCGTGCCAGGGCGGAAGCCAATCTGCAGGTGGCTCGTGAAGAGTTCGGACTGCCCCCGATGCTGACGGATGAAGAAGTGGAAATCCTGCTGCCGCGGTTGCCGGGAATGGTGAAATGGGCCAACGAACTTCTGGCGTATGCCACGGAGGCCGCTATCAGCCACGGCAAACAGTGGGACGGTTTTAAAGTTGTGGAAGGTCGCTCCATCCGCAAATATGCGGACGAAGAAGCTGTGGCAGAGGCCGCACAGAGCGCCGGATACAAAGACATTTTTAAGAAAACGCTTATCAACCTGACGGAAATGGAACGGCTGATGGGAAAGAAAAAATTCCAGGAACTGCTGGGTGCGTACATCATCAAACCACCCGGAAAACCTACCCTGGTGCCTTTGTCGGACAGGCGTCCGGCAATAACGATTAATAATGTTAAAGAAGAATTCACGGAGGAATGAAAAATGGCTATGAAATCTACGAAAGTTGTAACAGGAAAAGCACGTCTGAGCTATGCGCATGTATGGGAACCGGCATCTGTGAACGGGTCGAATCCGAAGTATTCCGTGTCCGTCATTATCCCCAAAAATGATACCGATACGATTACACGTATCAAAGCGGCTATCGAAGCCGCCATCACGGAAGGCGTCGGCAAGTTTGGCGGGAAAAAGCCGAACAAGGCAGCGCTGAAGCTGCCCCTGCGTGACGGCGATACAGACCGCCCGGACGATGAGGCATACAAGAATTCCTATTTTGTAAACTGCAACAGCACCACGGCTCCGCAGATTGTGGACCGTAGTGTGCAGCCCATCCTGGACCGCGAAGAGGTTTATAGCGGCTGCTATGCCCGCGTGAGCATTAATTTTTACGCATATAACAGCAACGGAAATAAAGGGATTGCGGCTGGGTTAGGCAATCTCCAGAAAGTTGCGGACGGCGAACCCTTGGGTGGAAAGATCAATGCCAGGGATGAATTTTCCTCCTTGGACGATGACGACTTCCTGAATTAACGACTACCGGGGCGGCGGATAACACCGTCGCCCTTATCTTATGGAGGCAAAATGAGCGAGATATCTATTGACTTGGAAACTTACAGCAGCACGAACTTGCCTGCCAGCGGGGTCTACCGTTATGCGGAAAATCCGGATTTCCAGGTACTGCTGTTTGGATATTCCGTTGATGGTGCAGAGCCGGAGGTGGTGGATCTGACTGCCGGGGAAAAAATACCGGCGGAAATCGTTGCCGCCTTGTCGGACCCGGCTATAACGAAATGGGCGTTTAATGCGACCTTTGAGCGGATATGCCTTTCCCGGCATCTGGGAGTTTACCTACGTCCGGAAGGCTGGCACTGCAGCATGGTCTGGGCAGCGACCCTGGGCCTGCCGTTGTCACTGGAAGGTGTCGGTACCGTCCTTGGACTGGAAAAGCAGAAGCTGCAGGAAGGGAAAGACCTTATCAAATATTTCTGCGTTCCCTGCACTCCGACAAAGGCAAACAACCAACGTACCCGTAACCTGCCATGCCACGCACCCGATAAGTGGGCTGCCTTTAAGAAATATAACCTGCGTGATGTGGAGGTGGAGCTGGCTATAAAACAGCGGATGGCTGCGTTTCCGGTAACGGAAGAGGAATGGAAAAATTACTGGCTCGACCAGCGCATCAACGACTCTGGCATCGCCTTGGACATGACTTTGGTGAAGGCGGCTCTCCGGTGTAATGAACAGTTCCGGGAACATGCGTTGCAACGGGCAAAGGATATCACCAGACTGGAGAACCCGAATTCCCCGGTGCAGATGATGGACTGGCTGAAGGCCCAGGGCGTGGAGATGGAGACCATGACGAAGGACGAGGTGGCCGGAAAGACCGAAGAGACCACAGGCGAGGTCCGGGAAGCGCTGCAACTCCGGCTGGAGTTGGCAAAGTCCTCTGTTAAAAAGTATGTGGCCATGGAAAATGTGGCGGGTAAAGACGGGAGAGCCAGAGGGTTGATCCAGTTTTACGGGGCGGCAAGGACAGGGCGTTTTGCAGGCAGGCTGATACAGGTTCAAAATCTTCCGCAGACCCATCTGCCAGATCTGGCGGAGGCAAGGGAATTGGTACGAACACAGAACTTTGATGCATTGGAAATGCTGTACGATTCCCCATCGGATGTGCTGAAACAGCTCATCCGTACAGCGTTTGTGCCAAAACCGGGATGCCGTTTTATCGTGGCGGACTATAGCGCCATCGAGGCGCGGGTCATCGCATGGCTGGCAGGAGAGACCTGGAGGCAGGAGGTGTTTGCCAAAAACGGTGACATCTACTGCGCCAGTGCGTCTGCCATGTTCCACGTGCCGGTTGAGAAGCATGGGGTTAACGAGCATCTCCGGCAGAAAGGCAAGATAGCTGAACTGGCACTTGGCTATGGGGGATCGGTCGGCGCATTGAAGAATATGGGTGCGCTGAACATGGGCCTTACGGAAGAGGAACTGCCCGCCATCGTCCAGAAATGGCGGCAGGCCAGTCCGCATATCGTGAAGTTCTGGTGGGACGTAGACCGGGCGACAAAAAACTGCGTCGATACCCATGAACCACAGCAGGTAGGACGGGTGAAGTTTTCCTATGAAAAGGGTATCCTGTTCATCCGGCTTCCCGGCGGCCGGAGATTGGCGTATGTGAAACCGAGTATCGGTGTGAACCGGTTCGGAACGGACAGCGTGACCTACGAAGGTACCGGTGAACAGAAGAAATGGATGCGTCTGGAGTCGTTTGGCGGGAAAATTGTGGAAAATATCGTGCAGGGAACGGCGCGCGACCTGTTGGTGGCCGCTATGCGGAGACTATCCCATAAAGGCTACAAAATCGTTATGCATGTCCATGATGAAGTGGTTCTGGAAGTGATGGATGGCGTTTCATCCGTGCAGGAAGTGTGTGCCAGCATGGCGGAAACCCCGGACTGGGCTGACGGCCTTGCCCTGAACGCAGATGGATTTGAATGTCGTTTTTATAAAAAGGATTAAGGAGGCGCGGATAATGAGAGAATTGGCAATCGCCTACGGCAACAGCCGGCAGGCAAAAAAATGGGTGAACAAGACAATAACCTTCGATGCCCTGAAGGAACGGCTGAAGACCACGATCCGTACCACGGAGTCGGTGGAAGAATATGCAAAGATGCCCAAGGCAGGACGGGACGCTGCAAAAGACCATGGCGGGTTTGTGGGTGGTGCCCTAAAAGGCGGCCGGCGTAAGACTAATACCGTAGAGTTGCGGTCCATGATCGCCCTGGACGGCGACCGCATAGAAAAGGAATTCCTGGATAATTTTGAAACGGTCACACCATATACGTCTGCGCTGTACACCACGCACAGCAGCACACCGGAGAACCCGCGGGTGCGTATCATCTTTCCACTGACGCGGGACGTGACCCCGGAAGAGTTCGTGGCGGTGTCGCGCTATGTGGCGCAGGCGCTGGGTATCGACAACTTTGATGAATGCAGCTACCAGCCGAACCAGCTGATGTACTGGCCTTCCACGCCCCAGAACGGTGTGTATGTATATAAGGAAACGAACAAGGGGTGGCTTGACCCGGACGCGGTATTGTCGGCGCATCCGGAGTGGACGGATCCCACAAGGCTTCCGACCTCGTCCCGTGAAAGCAAGGCGAATACGGCAAAGCAGCAGAAGGTGCAGGACCCTTTGTCGAAGGAAGGCGTGGTCGGCCTGTTCAACCGGGCGTTCTTCCCGGTGACGGAAGCACTGGAGAGGTTCCTGTCGGACGTATATGAACCGACCGATAACCCGAACCGCTGGCACCTGATTGAGTCCCACAGTATCGCAGGCGTAGAAATCAAAGACGACAAGTTCGTTTACAGCCACCATGCCAAGGACGCCGCATATCTCAAACTCTGCAACGCGTTTGACATCGTGCGTATCCACAAGTTCGGTGAGGAGGATGATAAGGCATCCTTCCGCGCAATGTGCGATTTCGCTATGCAGCAGGATGAGGTGAAGGTACTGGCGGCCAATGAACGTCTGGCCGAAGCGGAGACGGATTTCAGTGAAGGGTATGACTGGAAGAAACGGCTGCGGTATCAGGCTCGAACGGGAATCCTGGAAAATACCGTGTATAACCTGAACCTTATCCTGGCTAACGACCCGGATTTCCAGAACTTTGCGTTTAACGACATGGCGAACCGTATCCAGGTGACCGGGCCGGTGCCGTGGGAACGCCCGAAGGGGAACAAGTTCTGGCGCGATGCGGACACGGCGCAGCTCAAGTCCGTCATCGACATCCGGTACCTGCCGTTTTCCAGCAGGAACCATGATGTGGCATTTACGAAGACAGCGGATGACAGGCATTTCCATCCGGTAAGGGAGTATCTGGATAACCTGCCTGCCTGGGACGGGGCTCGCCGTGTGGAGACGCTGTTCATCAAATATCTGAAGGCCGATGATACCGATTACATCCGGGCGGTTACCCGGAAGACCTTTGCCGCAGCTGTGGCGCGCATCTATGTGCCGGGCATAAAGTTCGACTGCGTGACCGTTCTGGACGGCGACCAGGGGATAGGCAAGTCAACGATTGTAAAAGATCTGGTCACCCAGGAATACTATTCGGAGACGCTGTCGCTGACCGATATGAATGACAAGTCTGGGGCAGAAAAGCTGCAGGGGTTCTGGGTTATAGAGATAGCAGAACTTGCCGGTATGAAAAAAGCGGACGTGGAAAAGGTGAAGGCCTTCCTCTCCACCTGCGATGACAAATATCGCCCGTCCTATGGCAGGACGGTGGAAAGTCATCCGCGCCAGTGCATCGTTATCGCTACGGTCAACGGCGAGAGGGGGTATCTGCGTGATATCACGGGCAACCGCCGTTTCTGGATCATTAAGGTACACCAGAAGCGGCTGAAAAAGGTATGGAACTTTGATGAGGATTTCCGGGCGCAGTTCTGGGCGGAAGCCAAGAAGATATGGCTGTCCGGTGAACCGCTCTTCCTGGAGGATGCCCTTTTGAAAGAGGCTGAACGGATGCAGCGCGGCGCCATGGAAACGGATGAGCGCGTAGGCATGGTAGAGGAATATCTGGATACACTGCTGCCGGACGATTGGGATAATATGGATTTCTGTTCCCGGAGGAACTATCTGACGGGTACGGAGTTCGGTTCCCCGGAACATCAGGGGCAGAACATCCGCACGGAAGTCAGCAACGCGGAGATATGGTGCGAGTGCTTCGGCAAGTCCAAAGAAGACCTGAAACCTACCGACAGCTATGCCATAGCCGCCCTGATGACGCAGGTCCCCGGCTGGGAACGTAGCGAACGGGTCAAGCGCCAGCCCATTTACGGCAGGCAACGTTTGTACATCAGGATCAGTAAGTGAACACGACACAACACAACTTTTTCTATTATAGTTGTTTTGAAATTTATAAAACAAAAGACAATACACCCACGCACACACGCGCGTAAGGAATATATAGGGGAGGTTGTGCACATTGTGTTCTTGTGTTCGCCGGAGGGAATGGAATGAATGAGAAGTTTATCGAAAAAAAGCTGGTAAAAACAGTGAAAAGTATGGGAGGGATGGCGTGGAAGTTCGTCTCTCCCGGCGTGGATGGTGTGCCAGACCGCATCGTCCTGTTTCCCGGTGGCAATATGGGTTTTGTGGAGCTGAAGGCCCCGGGCAAAAAGCTGAGGCCGTTGCAGATGAGAAGGATGGCGCAACTCAGCCGACTGGGTTTCCCGGTTTATGTAGTGGATGATGTGGAACAAATCAGTGAAGTGTTACAGAGGATAGGAGGTGATGCCCTATGAAGTTCATACCCCACAACTATCAGCAATATACGGTCGATTACATCGTGGACCATGTTATTGCGGCGGTTTTTCTGGATATGGGCTTGGGTTGAAAGGCAAGACGGTGATTACGCTGACTGCCATAAAAGAGTTGATGTATGATCGGTTCGAGGTACGGAAGGTGTTGGTCATAGCGCCTCTCCGGGTCGGTCGTGATACCTGGCCTGCGGAGATTGCAAAGTGGGACCACCTGAAAGATCTGACGTATTCCGTGGCCATCGGCACACAGGCTGAAAGGCTGGCGGCCCTTCGGGCGAAAGCGGACATCTACATCGTCAACAGGGAAAACGTCCCGTGGCTGGTGGAGAAAAGCGGGATGCCTTTCGACTATGACATGATCGTCATCGATGAACTGTCGAGTTTTAAGAACTATCAGGCGAAGCGGTTCCGGAGCTTAATGGCAGTACGGAACAGGGTGAAGAGGATAGTCGGGCTTACCGGCACTCCTTCCAGCAACGGGTTGATGGACCTGTTCGCTGAGTTCAAAGTGCTGGATTACGGGAAACGGCTGGGGTGGTACATCAGCCGCTACCGCGACAGATATTTTCTGCCGGACAAACGGAACGCCCAGGTGGTGTTCACTTACAAACTGAAACCCGGTGCAGAGGAACAAATCTACAATGCCATTTCGGATATCACAATTTCCATGAAGGCGGAAGATTACCTGGACCTGCCGCCCTGCATTCACAATGTTGTGAAGGTGGCGCTGTCCGACCGGGAACGGGAAGTGTACGAACAGTTCCGGAAAGAGATGATCATCTCCCTGGGCGGGGAAGAGATAGACGCCATGAATGCGGCGGCGCTGTCCAACAAGTTGCTGCAGATGGCGAACGGAGCAGTCTACGACGCAGAGCACGGCAGCCACCACATCCATGAAAGGAAACTGGACGCCCTGGAAGACCTGATAGAGGCGGCCAATGGCAGACCCGTCATGGTGTGCTACTGGTTCCGGCATGACCTGGAACGGATACGCGGGCGTTTTCCGACGGTACGGGAATTAAAGACCGCAAAAGACATCGAGGACTGGAATGTCGGGAAGATTCCCGTGGCGCTGGTGCATCCGGCATCGGCGGGCCATGGGCTGAACCTGCAGTACGGCGGCTGCACCTTGATCTGGTTCGGACTGACCTGGAGCCTGGAACTCTACCAGCAGACGAACAAACGGCTTCACCGGCAAGGGCAGAAGGACACGGTGGTCATCCACCATATCGTGGCAGATGGCACAATCGATGAACTGGTACTGGCGGCGCTGCACCGGAAGGATCAGACGCAGGGCGCATTGATAGATGCCGTGAAAGCGGTGCTGGAGGTATGACATGAAAGATTACGGCTATGTTGACGAAGGATACACACGGTTGGCATTCGCGATTATTTTGCAGGCGCTGAAGGACTACAGGCGGATGCCCGGTACGGCGGAAACCAATCCGGATAAGGCTAAGATTATTGACTGGATACAGCACGGGTACTTTGGTGTCATCACGGATTTGGACCCGGTAGCTGTGGTGGAGCAGTTGCGGAAGGAGGACAAAAAGAAATGTCGGTTTTAGAAGTGTTATCCCAGGCTCATCTGTTAGATTTGCGAATCCGCATACGCCTGGAGCAGCTTGATTCGCTGAACTCCCTTGCTGTCAAGGCTACATCAACTTATGGCAACGATCCCGTCAGTGGCACCAGGGATGTCCATAAGCGGGAAGACATCATTTGCAAAATCGTGGATTTACAGAATGAAATCAACGCCGAAATCGACCGGCTGGTGGATATGAAGCGGGAGATAAAGATAATGATTGAGGCCGTACCGTTCGTTGACGGCAGAACGATTTTAGAAATGCGGTATGTTAATTTATGCAAATGGGAGGAAATCGCGGTTGGTATGCATTATGCGCTTCGCAGCGTTCATTACATCCACGATAAGGCTGTTCAGTATCTGGAAGAAAAATACGCTTCTGCCTTGACAGAATCTGAATAAGTGCTATAATTCAAAGCGTATTCCTCCGGTCATTTATATTTCGGAATACAGGAAGAAACTCAGGAGAGACAGCCTGGGTTTCTTCTTTTTTATGCCCTTTTTTGGTATAATGGAATTGACAAAAGCCTGGTTAGTGGGGAAGAATCATTTATATGTTTATGTAAGGCGGTCACTATGAAAAAGATTATTGTTTTATTATTGTTAGCATTGTCACTGTTTTCAACAGCGTTTTCTTCGGGAAAAACGTCTCAAGAAGCATCTCCGCAAACAGAAGCCTTTTTTAATGAAATGAGCCGTGTATTCCGTGAATGCCAATTAAAACCGCCGAGATGGGTGTATTTAACTACGCTGGATGAACAGGTCAACAAGATACTGTTTTATGACGAACAGTCAATTGTATCTCCATATCCATACGCCCAGGATGTGTGGGTGGGTGTTTTTTATCGTGGTAAAAGTCCATGTGCATATCCTGAATGCAAAGAAAAAGCTAAACCTCATTATCACTTGAGCCGGTGGCGACTTGATAGTAGGTTAATGCAGTTTACGGTATTATCAGTAGCTACAAGAGATGAAAATTACAATGTAGTTGATTCGGCTGATATTCCAAGTTATCTGCAAAAAGCAAAGACAATTGCGCCTGATACAGTCGGTGAGCAGTTATTAAATGAAATAAAAGGCGTTGGAGAGGAAACTTCTTCGGAAAAAGCGAATCGGTTTGATGTTCCGAGAATAGAACCTCCTACTGCTGAAAAATCTGTATATCAAATTGGGGACAAGGGTTGGAAGATAAAGCAGGCCCAACAGTACTTGTTAAAGCTTGGCTTTAATCCCGGTGAGGCAGATGGGAATTTTACAAAGTCAACCCGTATAGCCATTCGCAAATTTCAGGAAAGATACAATTTGAAGGAAACCGGTAATTTGGATAATGCTACTTATGAAGAATTGAAGTGGCAGGTTGTGGCAAAAGACTACAAGAAGAAGTAAATTTCATTAAAAGATGCCCATCTTGAGAACTAGGTGGGCATTTTTATGTGTAACGTAGGATGATGCGGCATCTTCAAAAAAAGACAATGAAAACGATCGCAACGCGGCACAAGACAGTACGTTGTAAACAAGGCGGGAATTTTAGGGGTAAAGATTTATAGATGTGGAGTCTCTTTGCACATTTTGCATGGAATTGCACATTAAACCTGTGGTAATATTATAATAGCAAAATATGGAACGGCCTGCGGGAGAGCGAATCTTCCGTGGGCTTTTTCTATGCCCGGAAACGCGTCGATGTTGCCGACAAGCTGGGTATAAGCAGGCATGACATTGGACAAGCTGCCACGTTGTAGATAAGATAGACGGATTGTGGTACAACATCGGACAAGATGCTATCTTGTCAACAACATGGGCAGATTACGGCACAACATCGGATAACGTGGCACGTTGTAAACAACATAGCGGGAGGTGATGGCATTGCCAAGGAAGCCCAAAAAACCGTGCAGCTACCCTGGCTGCCCGAACCTGACTGAGGAACGCTACTGTGAAGAGCATAAAAAGTTAGCGAACCGGCAGTACGATCGGTACAGCCGAGACAAGGCGGCACGGAAACTGTACGCAAGCAGCGAATGGAAAAAGATACGCGCCCGGTTCCTGGCAGCGCACCCGTTGTGCGAACAGTGCCGTAAGGAAGGACGGCTGACCAAAGCCACGGAAGTGCATCACATCCTGCCGCTGCGTCGCGGCGGGACACATGACGAGTCGAACCTTATGCCTCTGTGCAAGCCTTGCCATTCCCGCATCAGCGTCAGAGATGGCGACCGGTTTGCACCTCAATCGTTACGGCATGAATGAAGGCGGGGCCTTACCCGGGTATGGGCCGGTCGATTTAAACGCGCCCAGGGGGGCGTTAAATCTCTGTGAGGCCTGTTCGCTACACCGGGCGGGGGGTCGCGTAAACAAAAACGCGGATTCAAACAGGGTAATAGGTCCCAGGAACAGGAGTTGATGAAATTTGGCGAAGGACGGAACGAACCGAGGCGGCGCACGAATAGGCGCAGGGGCGAAGAAAAAGCCGCTGGCGGACAAGATTGCGGAGGGCAATCCGGGCAAGCGACCGATTACGGTTATCAGTTTTAACGATGACGCTGGTAAGCTGGAGGGGCAGGAAATGCCGAAGCCCTCCGAAATGTTGTCGGCAATACAGAAAGACGGAAAACCGCTGCAGGCGGCGGAAATATACGAAAAAACGTGGGAGTGGCTCCATGAAAGGGGCTGCTCCTCTTTAGTTTCCCCACAATTGTTGGAGCGCTATGCCATGTCTGCGGCGCGTTGGATTCAGTGTGAAGAAATGGTGACGGAGTATGGTTTCCTGGCCAAACATCCCACGACCGGGAATGCCCAACGGAGCCCATATGTGGCTATGGCGCAGGACTATATGTCGCAGACCAACCGGCTGTGGATGGAGGTTTTCCTGATTGTCAAGGAAAACTGCGCCAGCGAGTATGGCGGGGAAAGTCCACAGGACGATTTGATGGAAAAACTGCTGATGGCCAGAAAGGGGCGTATGGGATGAACGTGTATGAGTTTATGCATCAGCTGAAGCTGTGCAAAAAATATCTGACGCCACAACAGTACAGAACTTTGAAAGGGCAGGCCGTCAAAGGCAATGTGGCTGAAGCGGAAAAAGGGCTGCAGCGGCTGCTTCGAAAAGAACAAAGAGAGGTACACACATGGCACAGCAGATGCAACAGGTGCCAATAGGGACGATACATCCGTATGGGAACAATCCCAGGGACAACACCAAATCGGTGAATAAGGTGGCGGAGAGCATCCGGGAGTTCGGTTTCCTCCAGCCTATCGTCTGTGACGACCACGGCATCATCCTTGCCGGCCACACCCGCTACCGGGCGGCAAAGAAGCTGGGGCTTCCGACAGTCCCGGTCATCTACGCAAGGAACCTGACGCCGGAACAGGCGAAGGCGTACCGGCTGGCAGACAACAAAGCCGGGGAAGATTCCCTGTGGCTGAACGACCTGTTGGCGGCGGAACTGGATGACATCAGTATTGATATGAGCCAATTCGGCTTCGAAGACCCAAATGAATACACGAAACGGGAAAGTTGGAAAGTTTCCGCAAAGCTGTGTGACATGAAACAGCACATAGTAACGCGGGAAAAGGCCGGCTTTTTTTATACCACGTTTTTCGCGACGGGGAAGAAAGGCAGGCCGCTGGAAGAGATCAAGGCTGACCCGAATGCGGTGAGACCGTTCGCCTTCAACCTTGCGGACTACCTGGAACGCAGCCTGGGTGACAACCTTGCCCGGAACCGCTGGTGCATCTGTACCACGCCCCGGAGGCGGCACCAGACGGGTTTCCATTTCGCTACCGAGATTTGCAAGCTGTCGGAAGAGGAACTGGGTATCCCGTTCTATGAGGATGTGGTTTTAACAAAGAACCGGAGCCGCATCGAGCCGGAGTTCATCCTGAACCGCGACCCCGTGGAACCGAACGTCATCCTGTTTGATGACATCATCACGACAGGCATCACCATCCGGGAGACGCGGCAGCTTTTGCTCGAGAAAGGCCACACGGTGCTTGTTGTGGTAGCCATACGGAACCAGTGACACAGAAAGTATACTTGAAAACTGACTTGCTATTTACCGGATAGTACGGGAATATGTGTCTGACCCGGAAAAGGAGGGCATACACATGACTACTACATTATTTGGTAAACAGGCCAGGATCATCGTGGCGGGAGGACGGGATTTTAACCATTACATTCTCCTGTCGCAAACCCTGGACGCGGTTCTGGAAAAATACACATTTTACGAAGTGCAAATCGTATCGGGATGCTGCCGCGGGGCGGATGCCCTGGGCGAACATTACGCAAAGGAACACGGGATTCCGGTGAAACGGTTTCCCGCTGACTGGCTGCAATACGGAAAGGTCGCAGGCCCTATCCGCAACCGTGAGATGGCGGAATACGCCTCGGAAGGTGAGGGCGTTCTGGTTGCCTTCTGGGACGGTAAAAGCCGGGGAACGGCGTCGATGATCCGGATTGCGGAAAAGGCAGGATTGCAAATAAAAACTATTACATATTAGTCGGCGGGTGACCACTCCTGCCGAGAAGGAGGCAGGATGGAAATCATTACAAAAAAGCTGGATGAACTGATTCCGGCTGACTACAACCCCCGTAAGGACTTGCAGCCGGGCGACCCAGAATATGAAAAGCTGAAACGCAGTATTCAGGAATTCGGATACGTTGAGCCGGTGATATGGAACAAACAGACAGGGAACATCGTGGGCGGGCACCAACGCTGGAAAGTGCTGCGCGACTTGGGCATTACTGAATTGGACTGTGTAGTAGTGGACTTCCCACCGGAAAAGGAAAAGGCGCTCAACGTAGCGTTGAACAAAATCAGCGGCGATTGGGACAAAGGAAAGTTGCAGGCACTGATTTACGATTTGCAGGCAGCGGACTTTGATGTGTCGCTTACCGGCTTTGAGGCAGCGGAATTGGATGACCTGTTTAAAGACGATATAAAAAATGGCGTCAAGGATGATGATTTTGATGTTGACGCAGAACTGAAGAAACCCTGCATGACCCGGCGTGGCGACCTGTGGAAATTAGGCCGGCACCGGCTGTACTGCGGGGACAGCACGGACGAGAAATCTTATGACGCATTGATGTGTGGTCACAGGGCGAACCTGGTGGTGACCGACCCTCCGTACAACGTCAACTACGAAGGCACCGCCGGAAAAATCAAGAACGACAACATGAACAACGATGACTTTTATCAGTTCCTGTTGGCGGCCTTTACAAATATGGAACAGGTGATGACGGACAATGCCAGCATCTATGTGTTCCACGCAGATACAGAGGGACTCAACTTCCGCAAAGCTTTTAGCGATGCGGGTTTTTATTTGTCCGGAACCTGCATCTGGGTCAAGCAAAGCCTCGTTTTGGGCAGGTCTCCGTATCAGTGGAAGCACGAACCCATCCTGTTCGGCTGGAAGAAAACTGGCAAACATGAATGGTACACAGGACGAAAAGAATCAACGATTTGGGAGTTTGACAAACCGAAGAAGAATGCGGATCATCCGACCATGAAGCCGGTGCCGCTGTTGGCGTATCCGATCCTGAATTCCAGCATGTCCAACTTTAATGTCTTGGATCCGTTCGGTGGCAGCGGTTCTACGCTCATTGCCTGTGAGCAGACCGACCGGATTTGCTACACCATAGAGCTGGACGAAAAATTCTGCGATGTGATAGTGAAACGGTACATCGAGCAGGTGGGCAGTTCCGAAAATGTAGAAGTCGTCCGGGATGGCTTGACCTACCGGTATGACGAATTGGAGGTTAAGGATGGGAACACTGACGCTGGGGAGTCTGTTTGACGGGAGCGGAGGCTTTCCGCTGGGTGGAATCCTGGCGGGAATCAAGCCCGTGTGGCAAAGTGAAATTGAACCTTTCCCGATACGGGTTACAACCAAACGCCTGCCGTTCGTCAAGCATTATGGCGATGTAAATACATTGGATGGCGGTGAACTGGAACCGGTGGACATCATCACCTTCGGCAGCCCTTGCACCGACCTTTCTATCGCCGGAAAACGGGCAGGACTGGAAGGCAGTCAGTCCGGCCTGTTCCATCAGGCCATTCGTATCATTAAGGAAATGAGGGAGAAGACCAATGGAATATATCCAAGGTTCATTGTTTGGGAAAATGTACCCGGAGCCTTTTCCAGCCACGGAGGGGACGACTTCCAGAAAGTCCTCGAGGAAATCTGCGGCATCTGCGACGATTCGGTTTCAGTACCTGGATCTGCGAAATGGGAACCGGCAGGGTGCATCCTGGGTGACGGGTTCTCCGTTGCCTGGCGCGTCCTCGACGCAG